AATTTACGACCACGGGGTTGACCGAGCTTGCACCCTCTGCGTTCTGCGCCTTAAAGCTGATAGAGTCGGGCGTCAAGGCGTCCGTGTCCGTCGTGCCCACTACCCAGCATCCTGAGGCCGTGAGTAGGATAAGGCGGGACAACGGAACAAGGTGGCGGATACGATTGACGTCTCGGGCGTAGATTCGGGCCGAGATTCGATCGGTCGCCTGCACCGGTAAGTGATACGCCATGGAGTTCTCACTGCCTGCGGCCGTCATCCAAATATATTGCGGCTTGGTACGCGTGCCGGCAAAAATCTTGCGTTGGTCAAAATAAGAAACCGTCCCCGGATATCCGGACGCGATTTCGGAGTCGTACCGCGGCGGTGTGATACCTGAGTCCGGAGAGATTGCATCGTCGATAATCGAGGTCTCGGACGTCTGGCCGATATAGCTGTAGACGCCGCCGACGTTGCGATACACACGATACATAGCAGCGCCCGGGACGGCATTCCAGGTGAGCGTGTTGTAAGCGCCGTCCGCAAAAGGATTACAGTTGATCTCGACGGTGGCCGACAACGGGCTTTCCTCTGAAGCGTCAGCGTTCAAAGCCGTGACACCATACTTCCGCTTAAAAAGCCCTTTATTCTTTTCTTCCACATCCGGACCGATTGTCTGCGTCACGGCCAGGCCCGTAGGTGCTGACAGCGTGGTATTAAAGTTCACGTTCTCCAGGCGCCAGTCAGTCGCGCCGTGGCGCCTCAGAGTTTTGGTCGGATAGTTGATGTGCGCGATCGTAATCACGTCAATACTCTGGACGAAACTCAGCTCGAAAAGATCAGCCTCCTCATACGGAGTCGTGATTTCATACGGAGCATTGCCGGACATCAAAGTTTGCTTATGCGTATGGAAGCGGATGTACTTGTGTCCCACCTCTAAGACCATCGTCTGGTCCAGCGAAAACAAGAACGGGATCAGGCGGCATTTTCTATCCGAGTATTTCGTATGCGCCACGTACTCAAAGCCCGGGCGCCGGAAGACCGGGCCCTGAGGCTCGACGATAAAATTCTTGCACTTGGCCAGGCCCGTCTGATTCTTAGCGTCATCTACACGGGCATACATGGTATTAGAGATTTCGCCGCCGCCGAAAGAGTTTCTAAAGATTCTGACTGCCATTACACGAACCTCGCTCTAAGTTGTGCCGCTAAATACTTCGGGTGCTGGTGCGCGCTCTTCTTTGCGTCGCGCGTCTTGGCCTTGCTCAAGGCGTCTTCCGCATACTTGAGATACTTGTCCGCAGTCTGATTCTTAACCAGGGCGCCGGCAAGGTAGGCCGCCAATCGCATGACGAGGGCCTCAGTGAAGTAGCCCGGAAACATCTGCGGATTGTTCACGTAACGCGTATAGACGATCACGGCGTCCTTAACGTCTGTCAGTAAGAATATGGTGTTTTCGCTTTCGCGATATTCGATCTCGTAGGGCAGTGTAGTCTGCCAGGGTTGGCCGCCTGTGCAGTGAAGCCCCACAACACACATGCAGTCGCTTGGCAAAGAATATCCATAGCTCCACGGGTACATCGTTCTATCAAGCTCCACGTACTGCGGCGGCTTGTAGCGGCTCTGGGCAAAGCTCCAGTTAAATTGCTCCAGCAGGTAACGCAGTGCCATCGGGTAGTAGGCCGCGCACTGCTCGGAGTACTGCGAGCCGTCCGGAGGATCGATAGACGTAATGTTAGAGTCCGCACCGAGCTGAGATAGTGCGGCATTGCAGATTTCGATTTGATTAGCCATAAAAGTAAAGGCGGGTTTTATGCCCGCCTCCTCCGACAAATTTTCGGTTGTTTACTGCTGATTAGCTGTCACCGCCGGCTGCCGCAGTTGCCTTTTCTGTACGGAACTCCCAGCCCTCGCCTTCTTTGACTTGGCCGAGCTTGTAGTCGTTGCCGATCCAGGCCGTGACGGTGCCCGCCGTGACGCTTGTCGGGACGGTCACGATACGCAGGTAGCGTCTGTGCTCGAAGGGGAGCCCCACCACGATTGGATTCTTGAGCTCAGTGGGCGTGAATGCCTTAGATGTTGCGACAGTGGCAAAAGTAGAGTTATCAGCCGAGTCCTCAATCTTGAAGGCCAGGCTGGTGCCGGCCACGCCGCTTGCGGAGATACAAAGCGCCATCTTGTGACCGTTGACACCAGACTCTACCAGGGTGGAGCCGAAGTCTAAGCCGGACGAAGTAAAGGCGGTTTTGGCCTCCTTTTTGTCGGCAAGCATCATCTTAATATCGAAAACCATAACGCCTCCTATTAGGAAATTGTGATCGCGGATTCGCTTGCGTTAAGCACGTCCGTGCCGTACTGATAGATCGGAATACCGCCGAAGGACAGCATGCCTTCACGTTTGCCGAAGGTCTTGTATTCAAGCGTGTACTTCGTCTTCTCCAGAAGCTGCAAGTCGTAGATCATGCCGACCTGGTCCGTGCAGTAGATACCGACATGAGAGAAGTCGTCTGTGCGCAGGCGGTGACGTGCTTCCACGAACAACTTCAAGAGGTCAGCTGCGCCCTTGGCCGTCGTGATCTTGGAGGTATCGACGTTGGCGATACGGACAATGTTTTCCGGATTACCCGCGAATACGCCGAGGTCATAGCCGAACTCGGTTACGTATGCCGGGAACATCTTGCCGTTGGCGTCCGGAACATAGATCGGAGATTTCTGAACTTCGACGGAGATACCTGCTGCACCGCCGTTTTCCGGGAAGAACAGAGTCATTTCTTCCGGGTGCCAGTTAACAAAATAGATCGAAGTGAGTGTGCTCGTCGAGCCGCTAGCCACTGTACCGCCGGCGTCAACGATGGAGTTCTTCCAGGCGCCGTTGTCTTTGTCCGGCAAAACGATATTTGCCAGGCCTAAGCAGTCTCTCGGATCTTTATCCGGATTGCCCTGGAAGACACGTTTGACCATACCGCGGGTTAAGCCGCGGGTAAACATTTGGTCCTTGCGGGCGCGATACGGTGCTCTGTCTTTCTCCGGCATTCTTTCAAGCTGGAGCTTACCGATCACGGAGC